GATATCTGGTCGTGGCTGATTGGTTCATTGGCGAGAGCGTGCATGATGGCCCAGGCCACATCTGCGTGGCCCGTGGTGTTTGTCCTGTTTGCCGCGTATGATATTTGCCCGCCTGGGGTCATGATTTTTCGGATAGTCAAAAAGGCGTGGGCGATGGTGGTTTCCTGGGCATCCCACAACAGCCTGTTTTCCCCGATCACTTCCTGTGCTTTTAAAACCATATGGCTTTTAGTGGTGACCGAATAATGGATAGGCGTTGCCTGCGGATAGAAATTTTTAACGGTATCAAAAACGCCTATTCCTGGACCGGTGATATCTATGCCCATATATGAGAAATTAAATTGTTGGCAGAGCTTTTTAATTTCTTCGGCCTGCCAGGTAAAACTTTTATCGACCCACTTTAACCTTTTAATAATCCTGAATTTATCGCCTTTAATAAGCGGCGGTAACAGAATAACAAAAGAGGCATCGTCGCGGGTACGGCTCGGATCGTAACCGCCCCAGACCGGACGGTTGCCCACTGGCCTATTTGCAGTATGGTCAATGTCGAGCCACAGGCTCGAGTCAACCGTGCAGCTTTCCAGATCGGCAAAGCGAAACACGCCGAACGTATCGTCTACAAACAGGCAACCAAAGAGATTTTTGAATTCGTCCGGGCTGTATTCAAGCAGCAAACTTGCCCGGTCAAACAGATCACAGCCACCCGCCTCCGCATCATCCAGAGTGATTATCTTCCTGAAAGCATTATCCGGGCAAAGAATACCGGATTGCATTTCCTTAAAGCCGGGAAATTCTACTCGTTTCTTTTTAAAACGTTGGTTGTATCTTTCCCCTGTCCATAAATCATAGGCGTCATGGGTTACTGCGGACGGCGTTGAAAAAAGGGTTTTCCTCCATTTCTTATGAGTCGCCATGCCTGAGGCGACTTTATAGAGCTCGTTGAATTTTTGGATCCAAAAGAACTCATCGATATACACATCACCGGTATAGCTTTGCGCGGACTTGGAATTGTTTGATAAAAAATGGAGCTCGGCGGGGCCATTGGCCGTATGCAGAACCATGGGGTTGCCGGTTAGATCAATATCAAAGTGCTGCCGGGCAATGGAGATAATATACCGGCGAAAGACTTCCGCCTGTGCCCTGGTGGCCGATAAGAAAATCTTATTCCGACCGTGGAGGGCCGCGTCTTCAAAGGCTTCTTGAGCAAAATACCAGGTTGCGCCGATCTGCCGTGATTTCAGCAGCATTCGTGTCCGATTGAAGCGGGCTGCTCTCAGCTCTAACTGGTATTTAAAATATTGTTTATGGAGCTTTTCTTTAAAGTCGGACCCGGAAAGTCTGGAGACGTCGTTTTTTCGTTTCTTTCGACTGGCTTTCCTCTTGTTGCCGGATTCCCTATCTGCTGTTTCTGCTTTTCTATTCCCCTTATCCAGGATTCCGCCTGTATTGGGGTTTACCGACGAATTAATTTTTATAATCGATTCGGTCAGGGTCTTTATCTCAGCAAGGTCCAGTCTCGTTTTATCTTCTTTTTCAGCAATTAAGGACAATCTGCGGGTCATTGATTCGACAGCCGTCTCATGGATAAGCAGATCATCCCAGTTTTCTTTCTGCCGCCAGTCGTAAATAGTCCGTACCGGTGTATTCAACAATTCGGCAATTTCTTTTGCCTTATGCCGTCTTAAATAAAGTCTCTTTGCAGCTTCCTGTATTTCAGGTGGATAATTGCTCAAACCGGTTTTCTCCTGTTAACGAATCGATCTCACCTAGAATATCAGCTTTTTCCCTCCAATCTTTTTGTTTCATTTTGATAACGCGAAAATCGAAATTGTATTCGTGTACAAGGCCTTTCCAGCCACTTAGTATTGAGTTTCAAAGGAACAAATTTTCATTCATTTATCATTCAATAGGAGCTTTGACCCATGCCATCATCTCTTGTTTCGGACTGGAAAAGGATTGCCCAGTCGGGCCCCACAATGGACGGCCGGGTTATAAAACCGGAATGGCTGGTTGATATGGCAGAGACTTACGACCCTGAGGTGTATACCGCAAAAATTTGGATCGACCATATGCGCTATGCCTCATATGGCTCAGTCCGGGAGCTGAAAGCAGAGGAAGATGACAAGGTGGTCAGGCTCTATGCAAAGATTTCCCCTTCCCGGTCCTTGCTGCAAATGAATCAGGTGTGGGAGGAAAAACTGCACTTCTCTATTGAACCCACCGAGAATTTTGCCAAAACAGGAAAATGCTATTTAACGGGACTTGGCATGACCGATTCACCGGCCAGTCTGGGAACCGACGAGATGCGGTTTTCAAAAACACCCGGGAGAGATTACACCGCGCGATACGCCGGGGAACAAGTGCCGGACCTGCGGGAATTAAATGATGATCACGATCTGGAACGATTCGGGCAGAAGCTGGCGCGATTCTTCACCAAAAACAACAAGCCGAAAGAGGACAACGAGACCATGGATAAACAACAATTTGAAGCTCTGACAACGTCAATCACAACCATGAATGCGGCGATTGGTGATTTGGCTGAGAAGTTTGAAACATTCGCCCCAGAGAAAAAGGCCGCGCCTGCAGAAGAGCAAACTCCCGCTCCCACGGAGAACACCGACATCGGCCAATTTGCAGAGCTGAGCGCCGGGCTGAAGGGCCTGGGTGATAAATTCGATTCGATACTGGAACGACTGGAAAAAGAGAATCCAGGCACCAAATTTGGCGAAACCACTCAACCGGCTGCCGACGAAGGCGACCTTTTATAAAACACCGATTACCGCGTTACCATCAAACATAGGGCATAAGGAGAAGATATCCCGATGAAAGAAAACACCAGAAAGCTGTACAACAGTATGAGCCTTCGTCTTGCCAAGACTTACGGGGTCAGCACTGTCACAGCCCCTTTTTCGGCGACCCCCGAAGTTGAGCAGCGCCTGCAGGATAAAATTGTCGAGCAGGATAATTTCCTGTCAAAAATCAACGTTGTCACAGTTGGCGAACTGGAAGGGCAGAATATTTTAGGCAGCGCATCCGGACCGGCTTCCGGCAGGATCAATACCTCAGTCGATGGCAAGGAGCGGATTCCCCGTGATCTGCTTGGCCTGGATACATTTACCTATAAACTGTATCAGACCAATTCCGATGTCTATATGAAGTATGCCACCATGGACGCCTGGGCAAAATTCAAGGATTTGGCCGAGCGTTACGCCAGATATCTTCAACAGCGCATCGCCAATGATCGCTGCCTGATCGGCTGGTATGGCGAATCGGCTGCAGTCGACACCGACCTGGTCGCGAACCCTTTGATGCAGGATGTCAATGAGGGCTGGCTCAAGTATATGAAAATCAAGAAAGCCGCCAACATCCTCACCGAAGGCGCGACCCCCGGTGAAATCAGGATAGGCGCGGGCGGTGATTTCCTGAACCTGGATCATGCAGTCGCCGATCTTGCCGATGGGATCCCGCAGTATCTCCGCCAGGACCTTGTTGCTCTTATTGGCAGCGAGTTGATGGGCATGGAAAAGAGCGCTCTGTATAAAGCCATCGCTGCCAAGCCAACAGAAAAAACGCTGGCAACCGCGTCCCTGACCTCATTCGGCGGTTTCCCCGCAACTACTCCCAATAACTTCCCGCCCCGGGGCATTGTCATCACCAGTTATCAAAACCTGTCCATCTATGTGCAGGAAGGATCATGGCGACGGCACCTGAAAGACAAGCCCGAGAAAGATCGGGTTGAGGACTTCAATAGCCGTAATGAGGGTTATGTCGTTGAGACCCCCGACAAGTTTGTCGGAATTGATTTCGCCAATGTCACCTTGGCCGACGGGCTCGGCGGCTGGGCCTAAATTCTGACCCCGAACAAATTCCGCGGGATTACAAAAGAATAATCCCGCGGAATAATCTTATTAAATCGAAATAGGAATTTAGACATGGGAGTTATGACCAACTTTCAGAAAAAGAAAAAAGAGGATCCTCGCTATGGCGAAGGTGAAAGGGGGAAAAGTTTTAAAATTCTCGCCACCATGCCTGGATCTTCTATTGCCAAACAGCAGGCAGTCTCCTCTTTTGAAAAAGAGCTCGAGGCGGATATTGCAACCCTGGGCTTTATAAAAAGCATCAAGCAGAAGGAACGGGAAAAAGCTGAGCATCTGGTACCAAAGTATCTGCCTGTTGTTAAATCCTTGATGGAGGCTGGCTCAGCTCATCCGCTCCTGGGTCAGATCCTGGTGTGGCTGTTTGATATTAAGGATATTCACCAGGCCATGGAACTTGCTTTTTATTGCATCGCGAAAAAAATTCCCATGCCGGAGCGATTCAAACGAGACCTCCCAACTTATCTTTGCGATGTCGTGCTTGAATGGGCTGAAAGCGAATTTGAGGCCGGGCGAAGTACAGAGCCATATCTTACGCAGATCTGCACGGCTGCAAAAGATTTTGACTTGCCCGACCAGGTCACCGCGAAAATGTATCGCCTGAAGGGTTTAATTGCCCTTGGCAGAGAAGATTATGCCCAGGCGGTGCTTGACCTGCAGGATGCGGAAAAATACGGGGCAAAGGTAAAAACGGCCCTTGCCCAGGCAGCTAAAAAACTGGAAACGGAAACAGAAATTTAACGAGCTCCCCACCCCCCGGTTGATCCGGCACTTAGGGGTATCATTTTAATGATACCCCTAAGTGCCGGGACCGGCTTTTGTCTAAGGATGCTTGAGGAATAAATATGAGCTTCACAGGGTTTTCAGACGACATCCCGGCAGAGACGGAAGTAGTAAACGCTTCCTTCTGGCCTGCTCTCAACCTGGCTTCGTTTCAAGCCGGGTACCGGCTGCCGGCTGAATACAGACAGGTGATGTTGGCGAACCGTTTACAGCTTGCCATGATTTGGGCCAACGGACAGCTTAACGGCTGGATGCTGGAACAACAGGCACTTGGTTTTGCAGCTTTGGCTGCTGTTGCTGGTGACATAAGCCTGAACCTCGGCTCTGAAAAGTATTTGACCATCCTTTATATCCGGGCTGTTTCCTGCCATGCGAAAGCGCTGTTGCTGTCGGATTATCAAACCATGATGCGTAAATCCGATGCGCAAAATGATGCCAAGGAGTCGGAAGATACGGCGGACAAATGGCACCAATTGGCAATCAGCGCCATAAACGGTATCAAAGGTAACCTGCAAATCCATGCCGAGGCCCTGTAATGGAAAAATTAACACTGCTTGCCAGACATATCGAATCGTTGCCGGGGATATCCCGGGATCAGATGGAAGCCTTTGCCGATCTGGGCAAGTTGGTTCCCACCGGAAAAGACCTCGGCCACGGCCTGGAGGTTGGCCGCTTTAAGTATGACGCGGTGGTTTCCATTGAACGGTGTCCGGCTGTCATTGCCTCTTTGCTGCTTTCTTCTTTGTTGATCTGGCTGGCTGTAAATGATCCGGATCGGGACCTGCAAGGACTCGCGGATCCGGACATCGATGTCACCCTGGGCGATGAGCAAACCGTTTTTGTCCAGCTCACCGTCGAGTTCGATGAGCCCCTAGCCATTGTCGAGGACCAAGCAGGGCCAATCAGCTTTGATGGTAAGCGGTGGCGGGTTTCCTCCGTCGCTATCGATGTCGCGGAAAAGCTTGATAGTCTGGAGAAAGCATAATGTCACTCGAGCTCACTCTCGATACCGATAAAAGATCACGCCTCCGGCTGAATCATCAGCTTG